ATTAGAAGATGCTACAGATACAATGTTAGAAAAGTTTCCTACTCTTAAATTAACGTTAGTTAAATTAATGACAGAGGACTTTAAAGAGTTTGTGGATACAATTGATTGGGTTTCTCCTAAACCAACCACATTTAGAGTTAACTTAGTAAACGGACAAGACTTTACTTTAAAATGGACCGGAAAGAACTTCCAAGCTCATATATTAGGTAAAAGGTATATGTTAGGTAACATAAGTGAATTCCAACAAGCTTTAGATAAATTAGCTAGACTTTACCAAGAAGCACCTCTTAAAGGAGCAGGAGAAGAAGGCGAAGGAGAAGCAGGAGAAGCAGACTTCGGCGGCGGAGGCGGTGGAGGAGACTTCCCCGGAGAAGAAGGTGGAGGAGAAGCAGGCGGTGAAGCTGGCTTTGACGATGCAGGAGGAGCAGAAGAACCAACCGACACATCAGGAGATATAGATTTCGAAGCAGGAGAAGAGCCAGAAGCATAAATAAAATAAAAATAATCATATAGTAGTAATATGAATGGAATAGATAAATTGTATACTGAATGGGCTTGGAGGACTACAACCGGAGTACCTGATATCAATAACTTAGAAGATAAAGCTATACTAGATAGACTAATATCAGAACTATCGGTACCTGAAGTAATAACAGAAGCTGCACCACAGTATGATAGCTACCTAATGGATAACGGCTTTCCCGTTATACCTCAAGCAAAAGGTAAATACTCACAGCCTCAAGGTTCAGGAGATATGAAAGTACATTCTGATGATTTAGCTACTTACCAGAAGATGTTTCCTATGAATGCTGGCGACCAAACAGTCGGTCCAGGAGAATTAGCATTATACTGGCTGTTCCAGTATCAGAAGAATCCGATTACCTGTTCTGATAACAGAGGAGGTTCTGAACCAGACTTAACAATAGGGTCGGTAAAGGCGGAAGTAAAAGCCTATAAGTCACATAACGGGAAAATAACATTAGGTAAATTCGGTAGTCAAAAAACAAACTTAGTACTACTAACAGTAGTATTCGGAATACAGGCCCTTAGCTCAGTTTTAAATATGGAGTCAGAAGCTAAAGTAGTTAGACCTACAAGCTTCACTAAAGATGAGTTAATTAGAGCTTTTGAATTTTATTTTAAAGTTAAAAACGCACCAGGCTTTTTAGCTGCTGCATCACAATTTGATTTTATTAAATCTTTAAAAGAGAAAATTGATATGGTTGACAGGGTGTTACAGAATCCTAAATCACCTGAAGAAGCTGCTTCTAAGACGTTAGGAAGGATAGCAAAAGAAAAATTTAAAGTAAAACCAGGGTTCGGTAATTATATAGCATCTACTTTAAAAAATGGAGACATTCACTTTTTTCACGTAACTGAAGAAGCATTAGATGTAAACCTACTAGACCATGTAAGTATATCTGCAGGAGAGGTAAAGGTTGACTATATGGCCCTATTTGGGTAAATTAAATAAGTTATGGCACAAGACATAAAAAAAATAATCGCACAGGAATATATCAAGTGCGCTAAAGATCCGGCGTACTTCATGAAGAAGTACTGTCATATTCAACACCCTACTAGAGGTAGGATTCTTTTTAATTTATACCCTTTTCAATCAGAAGTACTACACTTATTTAGAGACCAACAGTACATTATTACTTTAAAATCTAGACAGTTAGGTATTTCAACTTTAGCAGCTGCTTATAGTTTATGGTTGATGTTATTTCATAAAGATAAAAACGTATTAGCTTTAGCAACTACACAAGCAACTGCAAGAAACCTTGTTACAAAGACAATGTTTATGTACGATGAGCTACCTAAGTGGTTAAAACTTCCAGCGGTAGAAAAGAATAAATTATCACTTAGACTTAAAAACGGTTCAAAAATAACAGCTAAATCATCTAATGCAGATGCTGCAAGATCTGAAGCAGTATCGTTGCTATTAATAGATGAAGCAGCGTTTATAGATAATATTGCAGAAACATTTACTGCAGCACAGCAAACACTAGCTACCGGTGGACAATGTATGGCACTATCAACCCCTAACGGAATTGGTAACTGGTTTCATCAGACATGGGATAAAGCTGAAGCTGGCGATAATTCATTTTTACCTATAAGACTACCTTGGACAGTCCATCCAGAAAGAAACGAAGAATGGAGAGAACAACAAGACAGGGACCTAGGACCTAGAATGGCAGGACAGGAATGTGATTGTGATTTCTTAGCATCCGGTGATACAGTATTTGAACCAGAAGATTTAAGTTTCTACGAACAAACGTACTTAAAAGAGCCTGTAGAAAAAAGAGGTATAGACGGTAATTTATGGATATGGGAACAGCCAGATTACTCTAAATCTTATATGGTCGTAGCAGATGTCGCTAGAGGAGACTCTAAAGATTATTCTGCATTTCACGTTTTTGATATAGAAACATGCGTTCAAGTAGGGGAATATAAAGGAAAATTATCTCCTAAAGATTACGGAAACGTTTTAGTAGCTATAGCAGCCGAATACAACGATGCACTACTTGTAGTAGAAAATGCAAATATTGGATGGGCTACAATAGAACAGATACTAGAAAGAGAATACAGGAATTTATATTATAGCGCTAAAAGTCAAATGGATACTGTAGAATCATATATGACTAAATACGAAAGAGATCAACTAGTACCAGGCTTTACAATGTCGGTTAGGACAAGGCCGTTAGTGATAGCCAAAGCAATGGAGTATGTACGTGAAAAAGCTGTTACAATACAGTCTAAACGTACTTTAGGTGAGATGAGAGTATTCGTATGGAAGAACGGTAAACCACAGGCACAGACAAATTACAATGATGATTTACTAATGGCACTTGCTACAGCACTGTATGTTAGGGATACTGCATTAAGACTAAGACAACAGGGAATGGACCTAGCTAGAGCACAGTTATCGTCTTTTACTAATCTCAATGCTAAAAACCAAGCTGTTATATCAACAGTTGCTTCCCAAGGAAATAATCCGTATATTGTTAAAACACAACACGGCCAAGAAGATATCTCTTGGTTAATTAGATAATAGATATTTATAAACAAACTGTATAAATGGCAGATACTTCACTATTTAAAAGACTAGGTAGACTTTTTTCTTCCGATGTAGTAATCAGAAACATTGGAGGAGACCAAATTAAGGTTGCCGACGTAAACCAGATACAAACAACAGGTAGGTATCAGACCAATTCTTTAATAGATAGATTTTCAAGACTCTACATCTATAATAATAAGAATATATTCAACCCTAATCTGAACTACCAAACGCTACGTATACAGTTATATTCTGATTACGAAGCAATGGATACTGATCCAATTATTGCCTCAACCCTAGATATACTAGCAGATGAAGCAACTCTTAAGAACGACATGGGAGAAGTACTTTCCATTAAATCTTCAGATGAAAATATACAAAAGGTACTTTACAACCTATTCTACGACGTACTTAATATAGAATTTAATTTATGGTCATGGACTAGGAATATGTGTAAATACGGTGATTTCTTCCTAAAATTAGAGATTGCAGAAGAATTTGGAGTATATAACGTACTGCCTTATACTGTGTACCATATGACAAGACAGGAAGGACTTGACCCAGAAAATCCTGGCAAAGTAACTTTCCAATTGGACCCTGATGGATTAGCTTCATCACAGGATCCTAACTACATGCCTAAGAGTAACAAAAAGGTAGTAGAGTTTGACAACTATGAGATAGCACACTTTAGGTTAATATCGGATACCAACTACCTACCTTATGGTAGATCTTTCATCGAACCAGCAAGAAAGATATTTAAACAACTTACTTTAATGGAAGATGCGATGTTAATACACCGTATTATGAGAGCTCCTGAAAAGAGAACATTTTATGTAAACGTTGGACAGATACCACCTAATGAAGTTGAGCAGTTTATGCAAAAGACTATCAATACAATGAAGAAAACACCGTATGTTGACCCACAGACAGGGGACTACAACCTACGCTTCAATATGATGAACATGATGGAAGACTTCTACCTACCGGTCAGAGGAGGAGATACATCAACAAAGATAGAAACTACTAAAGGATTAGAATACGACGGTACAAACGATATAGAATACCTTAGAGATAAGATGTTCGCAGCATTAAAGGTACCTAAGGCATACTTTGGATACGAAGGAGACTTAAGCGGTAAAGCAACTTTAGCAGCAGAAGACATTAGATTTGCTAGAACAGTAGAAAGACTTCAGAGAATATTGGAATCCGAGTTAACTAAGATAGCACTAGTACATTTGTACACTCAAGGGTTTAAAGGTGAATCACTAACCAACTTTGAAATTAAACTTACTAATCCGTCCATAATCTTTGAACAAGAAAAAGTAGCGCTACTTAAAGAAAAGATTGATTTAGCAGGACAGATGATGGATACTAAACTATTCTCAACAGATTATATATACGACCACATCTTCAACCTATCAGAAGATCAGTATATGGAAATGAGAGACTTGGTTGCTGAAGATAAAAAGAGATTATTCAGAATTACACAGATAGAAAACGAAGGAAACGATCCTGCTAAATCAGGTAAGTCCTACGGTACACCGCACGATTTAGCGTCACTATATGGCCGTAGGCAAGGTGATCAAAAAGGTATGCCATTTGGTAAAGTACCTCCTGGATATGAAGATGATACACCAGGTATAGGTAAAATAGGACCAGAAGGTGGTAGACCTAGA